GGAACATATACTCACCATGCGAATTCATATCACGTTTATGATCGTCACTATGATTTGGTTAGCAAAATGTTGCTTGGAGAGTTTGTACCTAGCAGGTTACCGTCCGTTAAAACTAACTTAGTATCAATGTCTGGTCATCCAACTACTGAGTTTATGGATATTTTTGAATTCGTTGAACATGACCAAGATGATATTTTAATTTTACAAGAAAAAGACGATCTATTAACTTGGATTGTAAACCAATTCGAAGCATGATAACTAGATATGACATAGTATACATGAAAATGGCCTCTGAATGGGGCCAGTTGTCTAATGCTAGAAGAAAAAAGGTCGGTGCTCTCTTAGTAAAGAATAATACGATTATTGCAGATGGCTATAATGGAACCCCATCTGGCTTTGAGAACGAATGCGAAAATCCAATATTTGACGAAGAAGGTAATTTTTTAGATTATGAAACTAAATGGTATGTTTTGCATGCTGAATCAAACGCTTTGGCAAAAGTTGCAAAATCTACACAATCTTCTGAGGGTTCTACTCTTTATGTTACAATGTCTCCTTGTAGAGAATGTAGCAAATTAATTTTGCAAGCTGGAATTAAACGTGTAGTTTATTCAGAATCATATAGAGACTCTGCCGGTCTCGACCTCTTAAAAAAGGCAGGGGTTGATGTAGTTCAGATTCTACCGGATTCTGAATAAAAAAAGCTATCCATATTTTGACAGAAGATATTGCAACCAGAGAATTAACTATTGTTTTTGTAAGAGATTATAAAACGTTCGTTGAACACTTTTCTAAAAAATGTAAAAGTGATTACGTTCTTAATATTAATAAGATCGTAAAGGAAAAATTTCAAACAGAAATCTTTATTCCAAATAAAGTACAAGCTTTTTTGCTAAACTATGAGATTTCTAAATTAATTGATAAGGTAATTAAAATAAAGAATCAGAAATATTCCAGATTAATTTATTTAAATACTGAACTTTCTCCAACTGGGATTTTAAATTCAATTAATTTCTTAAAAACTACATACAGCTGGGTTGATTTCGATTTTACAGTAATTGATCCAGATAAAGAGTTTCAATCCGTTCTAAAGGACATAAAAAAAGGAGATCATTGATCTCCTTTTCTATTTAAATAGATTTATATTATTCTTTACTAGCTTTCTTTAATCTTAGAACTCCAGCTTGAGCTTCTCTATAATCGTCTACGAATTTTACAGTTCTTTTATCGGAATCTTTATTTTTCCAATCACGTAAACTGTCCTTTGTATCTTTCCCATTATGGTGAGGATACGCAAATATAGCCATATGACCGTCTTTTTCAAAATCGTAGGTTGCATAAGTTTCTTCGCTATCTTCTGATTCAGTAATAGTATCAAAATTTTCTTCTAATTCTTCATCAGATTCTTCCTCTTCTGGCATTTCAGAAACTTTTTGAATAGCAGCTTTAAATATTTCAACGCATTCTTCTTTTTCGATTTCCATTTTTTCGCAAGCAATTTCTAAAATTTCTTTTAGTTCATCGCTAAACTCTTCCATAAACATTTCAAGAGCTTCTTCGTCGATTTCTGGTGCTTCGTCTAATTCAACGTCGGTTTCGTCAGCTTCTTCTTCAAATACGTAGTTTTCAAATTGAGGAACATGACTTTCTTTTACAATCTTAACTCCCATTGTAGGAATTGCAGATAAAGGTTCTTCTACTTTAATTTTAGCTGCACGGCTTGGTAAGTCGCTATTAAATGCTTTCCAATAACCATCATAATTATGGTTTTTTCCGCCATTTTCAAAGTTAGCATCTCTCTGTGCAACATTTGTCCAGTTTTTCAGAGACTTTCTTTTAGATTTATCAAAAGCTTCAGTTTCAGTAGGTCCTCCGAAAGAAGCTGCTTTCATATCCATAAATCGCTTAAAGTCTTTAACGTCATTGCTTTTTAGGTTAAAAATATCCATTTGGCTTTTGGTTTTAAATTTTTAGAATTGTCCGTTTCTTACTTCAGTATAACTATCAGCAATCAAGTTAAATGAAACATTATAAATTGCATCAGATCCATAATCTAGTGCCATTTCTTCAGTTAAATTAGTATCTCCATAAACAAATACTGGAGAGAAATTAAATTCTCTATAAACATCTCCAGCACGGTTGTGAACTCCTACATAGACACTAGCGCCAGCCGGAGCATAATCCTTTTTAAGACCTTGTCTACCAGTCAATGGATCGTATACTAAGTTGGCCCAAGCTCTAAATAAGTTGTATACATACATCTCATTTGCATTGTTTAGGTTGACTTCAAAATCAATCTTAATTTTAGCTCCAGTTTCCTTTGGTTTTGCACCAGCAAAATATCTCTTAGAGAATCTGTAAGCTTGTTCAACAGTTCCACCAGTACCAGCTTGTTCTGGAAGACCTGAAATCTTTTTTACGTGTTCAACTAATAACGTATTAATAGCTGTATTATTGATACTAGCAGGTGGAGTAATAATTACCGTAAACTGGTTAAGGTATAACGGTTCAAATAATTGCTGACCTACTGCTGAATTTTTAAAATGTGGTAACCCTGCCATTTATGTTGGACTTTTTTGTTTATTTATTCGCTAGATTATGATACATCTCTACGCTCGCTTTCCTCCCATTTCGAAATAAGCTCCTTAAAGCGTTTTTCTTTTTCTTCAGGCGTTAGATTTGTATTTTTTTCATCAAACTCAAATGCATTAATTTGAGCTTTAAGTTGTTTTGCACTAATTTCACTGTATGCTTTAGGCTCTTCCTTTTCTGGCATATTTTCATTACCACTAAGCATTAATTCTAATGTTGGTACAACTGCAACAATTAGATTTCCAGGATAAGCTGGATTATCGCTATTAAAATCTTCAAGCTTCATATCATAGCTTGCTCCAAGTAATTTAGAAAGACCGTTTGAGGCTGGAGTAATAGTAATTGTAAATTTATCAGAGTTTGATATTTTATCATCTCCTAAATCCTTAATCATATTATTAGACATTAAGTATCTAAAATTAAATGTTTTAGTACCTCTGCCTTCTTCGATCATTCTAAGTTTATTGGTCTTTATTGTAATATAGTAGTTACAGCAATCCTCATCTGAAGTTTCTTCAACTGCACACTCTTTTGCTGCATCCGCTTCTGTTTCGTATGGACCAGATGCAAGTTTTACTTTACCGTTTTCTTCAATTTCGGTTCCAACTAAAGACGTTGCAACTGGAATTTGTTCGCCATCTTTAATTTCAACTGAATGTATTAATTTAGAATCATCTTCAAACGTTAAACAGTACCACTTAATTGAAGCTGGAGCCGGAAGTCTCTTTTGATCTTCTGGTCCAGTTAACAATTTTTGAGGTTCTGGCCCAGTTAATAATTTTTGACTAGGATCTTCTGGTTTTGCATATTGCGCTGCATTATATGGAACAGGCAATCCGGGTTTTTGGGTAGTTGCAAGTTCACGGCTTCCTTGAACTGCTGGTAAATTTGAACCTGGTGCAGGCAGAGCTGGAACATCTTCATTAAATACTCCAAATCCTTTTGGTTGAGATTCGCTCTTCTTTGCATTAACCTTTTCACAAACATGTTTATGAATTTCTAATAAAAGTTCACGAATTTTTTCTGCACTAGTATACTTAACATAGGTCGAGGTACCCTCAGCTTTGATATAATCTAGGTCTGGGTACAAAGTCATGCTATGCAAAATGGTTTTTTGATCGTTCTGATCCCATTTTGGCTCGCAGTCTTTAACTTGCCATTTAAGCTCGTGACTTTGGAAAATTTCGCAAATTACGCTCATTTAATTATGCTTGTGGTTTTTCTCCTCTAAAGGCTTTACCTTTATTAGAATCTTTTCGTTCTGGGTCAACTGGTTTGTAGTTTGCCCAAATTTCATTGTATATTCGGCAGCTTGCGCCCATGAAATTGATAATTCCAACGAATTTCTTACGATCATCTCCAGTCATTTTAGAAACTTTCTTTCCAATACGACGTGCATCATCAAGATCTAATTCTTCGTCATCATCTTTACCAACTAATTCTTTAAGAGAATTTCTGGTTTTTTCATTTATTGCAATAAAAGACTCGAATGTCATTGATCTTGATTCGCTAGCATATTCTGATTCATGATCAGATGCATACGAATCAAAACG